GATCCGCACGGGTCTGCCGACGGTCTACTGGCGTTCGATCAACCAAGGCGTGCCGCGCTCGAAGTCGACGACCGCGCAAGTCGATGAGTCGGTCGGTCTGCTCGAAGCGTACTCCGCTGTCGACAAGGACCTGGCGCTGCTCAACGGCAACACGGCGCAGTTCCGGCTGTCCGAGGATTCGGCGTTCCTCGAAGCCATGAATCAGCAGCAAGTCAACACGCTGTTCTACGGCAACCCGGCGACGGACAACCGGATGTTCCTGGGGCTCGCGCCGCGTTACGGCACGATCGCGGGCGCCGGCAATGCGCAGAACATCCTCGACGCTGGCGGTGCGGCGTCGAACAACACGAGCATTTGGCTCGTCGTGTGGGGCGAAAATTCCGTGTTCTGCCCGTTCCCGAAGGGCAGCATGGCCGGTCTGCAACACACGGACCAAGGCGAGCTGACGATCTACGATCCGAGCGGCAACCCGTTCCAAGCCTTCCAGACGCACTACCAGTGGAAGAACGGGCTCGTCGTCAAGGATTGGCGCTACGTCGTCCGCGTCTGCAACATCAACGTGACGGACCTGACGACGCAAGCGGGCACGCAGCTCTCGACCGCCTCGACGGCCATCATCAACCTGATGTCTCGATCGCTCGATCGCGTGCCCTACCTGTCGATGGGCCGCGCCGCGTTCTACGCGAACCGGACCGTGTTCTCGATGCTGCGTATCGCGGCGCTCAACAAGTCGAACACGGCGCTCGCCATCCAACCGGCTCTGTCGCAATTCGGCACGCCGGCCAACTGGACGACGTTCATGGGCGTGCCGCTGCGCCGTGTGGATCAAATCCTCAACACCGAGACGCGCGTCGTCTAAGCGCCCACGGCCAACGGGAAAAGGAACGATCATGTATCAAGACATCAATCTTCAGCTCTCGGCCGCGCAAGCGGTCACGGTGACGGCGCTCTCCACGAACGTCGTCGACTTGGGCGCCGCTGTCCGCGATATGGGCAAGGGCGAACGCATCCAAATCGACATTCGTGTCGGTACGGCGGTGACGGCGGCCGGTGCGGCAACGGTGACGTTTCAGGTCCAAGTCGCCGACACGCCGAACATGGTCACGAACGTGCAAACGGTCGTACAGTCGGACGCGATTCCGAAGGCGTTGCTCGTGGCGGGTGCAACCATTCCTATCACGATCGACCGGGCTGACCCGTATGTTGGCCGCCGTTATCTGGCGATCAACTACGTTGTCGGCACGGGCCCACTGACGGCCGGCACGTTCACGGCCGGCATCGTGAAGGAAATCCAAGACCCGCAAACGTCGCTCGCAAGCGGCTTCGTAGTCCTGTAACTCACGGAGGAAACGGATGGCGCGTTACAAACTGCTCGAAGCCTCATTCATCGACAACGTGCTCCACAAGGCGGAAGCCGAAATTGAGGTCGACGCAAAGGTAGTTCCCGGCACGCATTGGGAACCCCTGGACGACGCGGCGAAGGCGGCCCACAAGGCAATGCTCGCCGGCATGGCGAAGGTAGCGCAAGCGCGAGAAGAAGCGGCAAAGATAGGCGGGCACATTCTGTCCGCGCTCGAAGCGGCTTCGCACTCTGCGGTGTAACGCGGCGTCGGTAATTGCAACAGGACGGGGGGCCGCAACAGCCCCCCGTTTTCTTTGAAGGATCGCTATGGCTTCTGACGTTGATATCTGCAATTTGGCGCTCGCGCGCCTCGGCGATTCGGCAACGGTGACGGCGCTCAATCCGCCGTCGGGCTCGGCGCAAGCGGGGCATTGCGCGACGTTCTATCCGATGGTTCGGACGTTCATGCTCGGCGCCCACAATTGGGCGTGGATTCTGCGGCGCCAGTCGTTGACGATGCTGCAACAGGTTCCGCCGTTCGGGTGGCTCTACTATTTCGCCGAGCCGGCCGGTTCGCAAAACATCCTCTCGCTTCACGTCGGCGGTGCGCCGGACGATTCCAACCCGATCACGTTCGACCGCGAAACGCTGTCGGACGGCACGGCGGTCATCCTCTGCAACATCAACAACCCGGTCGCAAAGTACACGGTCGACGTGACGGACACGACGAAATTCGATCCTCTGTTCATCGAGACGTTTTCGTTCATGCTCGCGTCGGCGCTTGCCGGTCCCGTCATCAAGGGCGACGCCGGGCGCGCTGCGAGCGCCGATCTATTCCGGCTCGGGATGATGGCGCTTATGCGCGCGAAGTCCGCCGATGCGATGCAGCGCAAGGTCCGGCCTACGCACATTCCGATGTGGCTACAGGTGCGCGCGGGCTCGATCGAGCCCCCTGGCGCGACTAATGACTTCAACCCGCCGATCGGTTGACGATGGGTCTGCGCGACTATCAAGCGACGTTCGGCGGCGGCGAAGTCTCGCCCGAGTTCTTCGGCCGGATCGACGATCCGATCTATCAGGGTGGGCTCGCGACGTGCCGTAACTTTTGGGTTAAGCCGGGCGGCATGATCGAGAATCGTGCCGGCTTGCGGTACGTTCGCACGACGAGGGATTCGACCCAACTTTCGCGGGTCATTCCGTTCACCTATAACACGACGCAAACGATGGTCATTGAGCTGGGCGCGCTGTCCGTCCGGTTCCATACGGCGGGCGCGGCGCTGTTGTGCCCGGCGGGTCCGGCGTGGCGCGGGAATAATGCGACCGTCACGATTTCGAACGCGACGCCGGCCGTCGTTACCTGGGCGGCGCACGGGCTCGCTGCGGGCGACAAGGTGCTTTTCACGACGACGGGCACGCTGCCGGCGCCGCTCGCTCCTAACACGGCTTACTACGTTTCCGCGACCGGGCTCGTGGCCGGGTCGTTTCAGATTTCGTTGACGGCGGGGGGCGCCTCGATCGCAACGACGACGGCGGGCTCTGGCGTGCATACCGGGTGGCTGTGCTATCTGCCCGGCGACTTGGTGTCGAGCGCCGGCACCAACTATTACTGCACGACGTTCAACGCGAACAATGTTCCACCGAATGCGACGTATTGGTATGCCGAGCCGGCGACCGGAGAGTATGAAATCCCGTCGCCGTATGCGGCGGCCGACTTGAACGCCATTCACTACACGCAAAGCGCGGACGTTATGACGCTCGTGCATCCGACCTACCCTCCGATGGAATTGCGGCGCCTGGGTGCGACGACGTGGACCCTTATCGTTCCGCTGTTCCAGTCGAGTCAGATTGCGCCTACGGGCGTCGCGGCGGTCGCGACCGGCGCCGGCACGATCGTCTACAAGTACGTCGTCACGGCCGTTGGCAATCTACTCACTGACGAGTCGTTGCCGAGCACGTTCGCCACTTGTACCGGCAACCTTTTCACGACCGGCAATTTCAACACGATCACTTGGAACGCGAGCGTTGGCGCGGTCCGATATCAGGTTTACAAGTTCAATGGCGGTTTGTACGGGTATATCGGGCAAGCTGATTCGAGCCTGTCGTTCGTCGACAACAACATCGCTGCCGACCTGTCGCACACTCCGCCGAACAGCATCAACCCGTTTGTCGGTGTCGGCAACTATCCGGCGGCCGTCGGATACGTCGAGCAACGGCGCGTCTTTGGTGGATCGAATCTCGCGCTGCAAAATGTGTGGGCAACGAAGTCGGGCACTGAATCGAACATGAATTACTCGCTGCCGATCCGCGACGACGACTCGATTCAATTCCGCGTTGCGGCGCGTGAAGCGTGCTCGATCCGCCATATAGTTCCACTGATAGATATGCTCTTGCTCACGTCGTCAACCGAGTGGCGGGTCAACAACCCGGTCGGGGGGCCGTTGACGCCGAGCACGGTCAACGCGAAGCCGCAAGGCTACGTCGGAGCGAACAACGCGCAGCCTGTTGTTGTGGCGAACAGCGTTGTGTTCGCTGCCGCGCGCGGTGGCAGGCCGCACGAAATGAGCTTCGTATATCAGGCCGGCGGCTACGTCGCGAGCGACCTATCTTATCGCGTGACGCATCTGTTCGAAGGGGCCAACATTGTCGGGACGATAGGGTTTGCGAAGCTTCCCTATCCGATCATCTACTTCGTCGACTTCTCCAGCGGGCAGTTGCGGGGTTTGACGTATGCGCCGCAACAAGGCATTCGCGCGTGGCACAAGCACGACACGCAGAATGGCATTTTCGAGTCATGTTGCGTGGTGGCCGAAGGGACGAGCGATATCGCTTACTTTATCGTCAATCGGACGATCAACGGTTCCGTCGTGCGCTATGTCGAATGTTTCCATACCCGACTGACGACGGCGGCGCAACAGGATCAATTCTTTGTCGATTGCGGTGTGACGTACTCGGGTGCGCCGGCAACGGTTATCTCGGGGCTCACTTGGCTCGAAGGGCAGACCGTTTCCGTCCTGGGCGACGGTGGCGTGCTGCCGCAATGTGTCGTCACTGGCGGCGCGATCACGCTGCAATCGGCGGTGTCGGTTGCGCAAATCGGGCTACAGATTACGGCCGACGCGCAAACGCTCCCGGTCGTTGTCGACGGGCCCGGCTTCGCGCAAGGCCACAAGAAAAACGTCAACCGTGTCTATCTAAAGGTGTTCCGGTCGAGCGGCTTCTTCGCGGGCCCGGACGCGAGCAACCTTGTGCAAGTCGAACAGCGGACGAACGAAAACTACGGCGTCCCTCCCGCGCTCACGACGGATGAGGTTCAAATCGACATCAAGCCTTCGTGGAACAACGGCGGGCAAGTGTTCATCCGACAGACCGATCCGTTGCCCCTGACGCTCCTGGGCATCGAGGCCGACGTGACGGTGGGGGGCTGACGTGGGCGATCGTTCCGCCGTTGGGTTCCTCGATGGCGCTTATCGCGTCAATATCGGGCCCATTGTGGTCGCGCCGAAATTCGAGCTCGACGCGGAAAATCGCGCGGCGATATTGCGGTTGGAGGATGCGGCGCGGCAGCTTCCGCAGATTGATTTGCCGGTGAAACACTACTTCGCTCCGGGTGTCTACGTTCGCGAAATCTTCATGCCGGCGGGCGCCGTCGTTACCGGGCGCGTGCATTTGCAAGATGGGATAACGATGGTGCTTCAAGGCGCGTTCCGGTTCACGGATGGCGGCGAGGTCAAAGAGGTTCGCGCGCCGTGTACCTGGGTGTCGCCGAAGGGGGCGAAAAAGGCACTCTACATTTTGGAGGATTGTATCTTGTCCGGGTGCTTCGCCAACCCGACCGATGAGCGCGACGTTGACAAGTTGGTTGCCATGATGACGACGGAAACGCACGAGCAATTTTTAGAGCGTGAGCGGCTATTGCTCGCCGACGGGATGGGGGAATAGTTATGTTCGCTGCAATAGCCATTGGCGTCGTTGGCGCGGGCCTGAGTCTGTACGAACAGAATCAGGCGCGCAAGCAACAACAAGCTGCGCAGCAAGCGCAACAACAAGATTTCACGATCGAAAAAGAGGTCGCGGTCAACAACGCCGGCCTAATGAAGATCGGCGCACAGTCGAACCTTGAAGCCGCGACGACGCGCTCGGGGATAGAGGGAATCAACGCGCAACTGAAATATGACTACGCCGTGAATCAGGCCGAAATGTCGAGGGTCGGAATGCAGATGCAGACCGAGGACATTAAGGGACAGGCGGCCGTCAATCAAATCCGCGCGAGCGGAATGGTGGCGGCGCTGACGGCCGGCGCCGCGATAGATCAGTTGCACGCCCGTTTCGAGGGGTTGCAAGCGCAATCGTCTTTGCTCCAAGGCCAGCAGCGCGAACAGGCGAGCGACGAAGCCTTTGCCATGCAGAAGTCGACTGAAACGGCGAAGCTCGCTGCCGGAAACATTGATATGAGTGTCGGCACGTCGGCCGCCGTGCGCACGTCGATTGACGTGGTGAGCGCGCAACAGGCAATCATCATTCAACAGCGTGCGGCAATGGATGCGTTCGGGCATAACGTCAACGCGATGGCCGACAATATGAGCGCGGCCGGCAAGCTCGGCGAGGCGGCGATGACGCAAGAGGGGGCGACGGTCACGACGGCGCTCGCCGACTCGAAGTCGACGGCGATGCTCAAGATATCCGATGCGAATGTCGATCTGGCGAAGGCGCTCGCGTCGGCGGGGCTGTCGAACGACAAGGCGATCATCGGCTACTCGCTTGGGATGGCGGGGATCGACTACAACAACAAGGTCGCGCAAGCGGGAACAAGCCTCGCGGTGGCGAGCGCGATCAACCCGCATTCCGTCGATGCTGCGCCGTTGCTAAATGAGCTGACGAGCATAACGAACGCCGGATTCTCGCTCTACAAGTCTGGCGCGTTCGATAAGATCGGCAACCTGTTCGATGGCAGCGGCAGCGGGATGCCGACGCAATCCGACGGTAGCAAGGGCTACGGGGCCGGCGGCGGCTTCTACGATTTCAACACGGGCAGTTACACGAACAACATGCCGGTGTTTGAGACGCCTTCGTTTTCTATCAACGGACCTTAAGGCTTAAATCATGCGCTTGGGCTATCAAATCGGTCCGCCGGATCAGCCGGATATCATCAACCCGAACACGGTACAGTCGGAGAGCCTTTCGCCGACTCAAATTCCGCAGGGGTTCGGACAGTCTGCGATGTCCGCGCGCCGCTCTGCCGATCAGGGCGCGGCGGCGGCGGAGGGGATGACGGCGAGCCTGACGCGGATGTATTCGCAGGCACAGGACGACGCGAATCAGGTGCGCGTCACTGACGCAATGAATCAAGCGCGGCAGACATCGCTTGACCTGACCTATAACCCGGACAGCGGCTATCTCGCGCAAAAGGGCATCGCGGCGCAACCTGGGGACGACGGGCAAACACTCTCGCAAAAGTACAACGAGCAATTGCAATCGAAGATCGACGACCTGTCGGCCGGGCTCGGGAACGACAAGCAACGGCAATTGTTCACGCAACAGTCGCAAACCCTCGCAACGTCGTTCACGGGCGAGGTCGAAAAGCACACTCTCAACGAGTGGAAAGCCTACTCAATGGAAGTGCAAAACGGGGCGGTCAAGCTCGGGCAGGATGACGCGGAGCGCAATTGGAACGATCCCGACAAGATTCAAGCCGACGTGCGCAGCGTGTCGGCGGCCGTGGTGCGTGCCGGCACGCTGGCGGGTCAGCCGGCGAATCTCACGGCGTCGCAATTGCTCGTCGCCACGAGTCAGATTCACAGCAAGGTAATCGCGGCGGCGATCGAGAACAATAACCCGGTCTATGCGCAGCAATATCTTGCGCAGTTCAAAGACGGCATGACGGCCGCCGACATCCTCAAAGTGTCGGGCTCGCTCACTCGTGACGTTGACGCTCGCATTGCTGACAACGTAGTGCAGCAAGCGCGCGTCGAGGCGGCGCCGGCAACGCAACCGTCGGACCTGACGCGGCTCAAAGGCATCGTGCTTGGGCTTGAATCTCAGGGCAAGGATTTCGACAAAGACGGCAATCCGCTCACGTCGAGCGCGGGCGCGAAATACGCGATGCAAGTCGAGCCGGCCACGGCAAAGAATCCGGGGTTCGGGATCGTGCCGGCGGCAGACGATTCGCCCGCCGAATACAACCGTGTCGGCGGTCAGTATTTGCAAGCGATGGTTCAGAAGTATGGCAACCCGGCTCAAGCGATGGCGGCATACAACGCGGGACCGAAGGCGACCGACGACGCGATTCACGAGGCGACAAAAGACAAGCAACCGGAGAAGTGGCTTGCGTATCTGCCGAACGAAACGCAAACCTACGTCGCGAAGGGCATGAAACAGCTCAACGGCGGCGGCGGCATTCCGCCGGTTCCGACGTTGCAACAGTTCGTCGATTCGGCGGTGGCGAAGCTCGGAGACAACCCGACTCCGCAACAGCTCGCTTTCACAAAGACAGCGGCCGAGAAGCAATATCAAATCACAAAGACTTCGAACAAAGAGCTGGCGGATCAATCGTTGTCGACGGTGCAGCAAACGCTAATCGCAAACGGCGGCGATTGGGGCGCGGTTCCTGCGTCGCAAAAGGATGCGCTCGCCGCGAACGATCCGGCGCGCTATGCCAGCATTCCGCAGTTCGCGAACGCGATCGCAAACCCGTCGCGGGAAACCGATCCTGGGGTGTACTTCAATCTCGTGTCGTACCCGGACAAGATGGCAAAGCTCACGGACGCCGATTTCATGGCGCTGCGGCCGTCGCTGTCGGAGCGTGATTTCGACACACTGACGCGCGAGCGGTCGAGGATCAACAACGCCTCGACGGACGACAAGTCGGGCTCGCTCGCGTACCAAGCTCTCAACGGTGCTATCAAAACTCGTCTTGAATCGTCTGGCGTCAACCCGACGCCGGGCCCGAAGGATGGCGAATCGCGTGCGCAAGTGGGCACGATAATGATGTTCGTTCACGACGCGGCTGCGAAGCATCAGCAAGATTTAGGTCGCAAGATGACGCCGGTTGAATCGGAGCAATTCGTCGACGGGCTGTTCCAGAAAAACACGGAATTCCGCTCGGTGTGGGATGGCAGTGTCGGGAAGCTGCTCGGGATCGCCGTGCCGACGGGTCAGATGATGACAATGAAAGCCGACGCGATCCCGGCGGATGCGGCGACGCAAATCAAGTCGGCGTGGATTCGAGCCGGGGTTCCGAAGCCTTCGGACGATCAGATGCTTCGCTCTTACTGGACGATGATGAGCAAGGGCAACAAAGCCAAGCCGGCGCTACCGGGTCCGCAGGCATCGAGCGGTGACGCTGGCGCGACCGGAGGGTGGGACTGATGCCCAATTTCTCGACGCAAGATGCCGACGACGCAATCGCTCAGGTATCGCACGCGCAAGATGCGGTGACAGCATCGCAGATTCGTAGCAACGTCGCGGAGGCGGTGAACGTCGATCCCGACTCCGAGGCGCAAGCGCAACACCTTGCCCGGACGACTGACTTCCCGCTCGACACGGTGCGGGCGAATCCTGACGCGGCAAAGGTCCGCTCGGCGGTTATGAATTTCGGGGCCGATGCGCTCGTGAATCAGGCGCCGAAAACCGCGAAGCTCCTGACCAATCCCGACAAGGCGAAGCTCGCGCACGACGACATCCCGGCGCTCGCGCAGCTCGAAACGGCGGTTAAGGGTCCGCTGCTCAAGGTCGACGACGCGACTGGCGAGCCGACGTTTGCGGCCGATGCCATCGCCGACGTGCTCAAGGGCGGGGCGACCGGGCTCGGGGCGTCCTACAACAACGCTGCGGCGGCATTCAATACCGTGCTCGGGCCGTTCGCCCGGATGCTCGGGGGTGAGGGGGCCGAAGATAAGTGGTTCAAGGCGATGGTCGACCCGAGGATCGAGGCGGCGAAGTCGCTCACGCCTGGGCCCGAAGCCTCGTGGTCGGAGAAAGCCGGGTACACGGCGGGCAACCTTCTCGGGATGCTGTCGCAAATCATGCTGACCGGCGGAGCCGGGGAAGCGGCGCCGGCCGTCGCGGCGGCCGACACGGCGCCCACGGCCGTCGGGATTGCCTCGAAGGCGGTCGAGCACGCAACCAAGTCGATGATGTTCCCAGCGCTCACGTCGTCGGTGAACACGGGGCGCGAGGTCTACGGGGCTACGGGCGACTGGCGGCAAGCGTTCGACGCGGCGCAAATGGAGTACGCGACGCAGACCGGCATGGGAATCATGCCGCTATCTATGCAGGGCGGGGCTCTGGCGCGCGTTGCGAGCGGCGCGGTATCCGGGGTTCTCACGGGCGAAGCGTCGCGCCAAGCCATGAATACGGTGCTTCCCGTACCTATGCAACATCCATTCACGGTCGAGGATGCCACGATGACGGCGCTCGCCGGGGCAATGATGGGCGGCGTCATGGGCCCGCGAGCGTCCGAACGCCCGGAGTATCACGACGCCGTGCGTCAAACCTACGTCGATCACGCTCGGGCGGACGATGCCGAACAGGCGGTCGGCCAGCTCTCCCAAATCAGCCAAGCGGCGGCGGTCGCGAAGCTCCGCGAGCGCGATCCCGGCGAGTTCCGCGAGTTCGTCAAAAACGTCGCCGAGGACGGGAATCTCAAGGCCGTCTATGTTGACGCCTCGACCCTGCTCAACGCGCTGCATCAATCGGAGATTCCGGCCGCCGAGTTTGTCTCGAAGATGCCGGGGGTGACGGAGCAAATCGCCGAGGCGCACACGACGAAAGGCATGGTCCGCATCCCGATCGAGGACTATGCGACGAACATCGCCGGAAGCCCGATCGAGCCGGCTATCCTGGGCGAGCTCCGCTCGGCGCCGGATGCCATGACGTACAACGAGGCGAAGGCGTACAAGGCAACCGAGTCGGATCGCCTCAACGCTCAAGTGGCCGATGTCGTTGACAGGAAAGCCGGCAACGACGTGCGGGATCAGGACCGGGCAACGGTCTACGACAACATGCTCGATCAGCTCACGACGGCGGCGCGGTTCCCGGCCGAAGTGAACAGGGGCTACGCGACGATCGCGGCCGATATGTACGCGACGCTCGGCGAGCGCAACGGCATGACGGCAACCGAGGCGATGGCGAAGTATCCGCTCAAGGTCGCGGTCGAGCAATTGGCCGGCGCGGGTTCCGAGTATCAGCAATCCGTCTACCACGGTTCGGCGATTCCTGACATTCACGAGTTTGACTCGGCGAAGATTGGCACGGGTCAGGGTGCGGCGTCCTACGGGTTCGGACACTACTTCGGGGAAGCGAAGGCGACGGGAGAGTCTTATCGCGGCATCCTTGCCGGCGAGCAAGTGAAAACGCCGGCCGGCCAAGTGTTGCATGACTCGAATGAGGCTGGCGCATCGGTTGAGTCCACGCCGGAAAAGACGGCGTTCGCGGCGTTGAAGTACGCGCGCGACAGCGGGGCGAAGCATCAAGCCGACTTCGCCGAGTTGGTCTTGCGCAAGTCTATTGCCGACAAGAATCTCGATCCCGACATGCGCGAGGAAGCGAAACAGGCGATCGAGGTTCTAAAGGAATGGAAGGCGAAGGGCGGCGAATTGAAGCCCGGCGGCGCGGTGTATCACGTCGACCTTCCCGACGAAATGATCGGCCGGATGCTCCACCACGACAAGCCCGTGTCGGAGCAACCCGAGCACGTTCAAAGCGCGGTTCAACGGGCGTTCGATGAGGCCGGCATCCCCGGCGCGATGAGCGAAAAGCCGGACGGCGATTCCGCCTATACCTGGATCGCTTCGGCTCTGCAAAAGACCGGCAACGATAGGGCCGGCGCGCGGGCGGCGAGCGCGTTGCTGTCAAAGCACGGCGTTCCCGGCGTCAAGTACCTCGATCAAGGGTCGCGCGCTGCCGGTGAGGGCACGCACAACTATGTCGTCTTTCCGGGCGAGGAAAAGAATCTCAAGATTCTCGATCGGTATTTTCAGAATGGCGGCGGCAACAAGACCGAAACGCCAGAGTTCAAGTCGTGGTTTGGGAAGTCGGCTGTCGTCGACGATGCTGGAAAGCCGCTCGTCGTGTATCACGGCGCCGGGCGTCCTGATCGAATTGGCGATGTGTTCCGTAAGTCGCGTGCTACGGCCGGGCCGATGGCGTTCTTTACTGACTCGCACGACATCGCCGGCAAGTATGCGGAAGGAAAGTCGGATACGTCCCTTGACGGTTCTGAGCTGGACTATCCGCAGTGGTTCAAATGGAAGGCTCCGGGTTCTCGTTCGCCAGTCGACATCGTGCGGGCGTGGTGGCATCTGACGCCCGAGGAACGCGCCACGATTGCGGAGCGCGCGCCGGAAGTCACGCGCAACGATGACGGTGAAATCGTCCGCGAGCCCGGCAACAAAACCGGAATCGGGAATTACGACTACGAGATAAAGCAGTCGCACGGTAACTCTCTCAAGGCTCTCGTCGAGGGGTGGCTCAATAGCGGCGCCCTGTTCAACGACGAGCATCAATTCATTGCCGTGCTCAAAGAGGTCGGCTTTCCGACAAAGGGGCTCGATTACGTCGAGCAAAACGCAAACAACGCGGCGGTGCTGCCGGTGTATCTGAAGGTCGAGCATCCGCTAGAAACGAACGCGATTCCTGAGAATGTTTATGCCGCTTTGAATGAGGCTGGCAAGGGTAAGCGCGGATCGGGGCGCGCCGGCCCGGATCAGTGGTCGAAGGAAAGCCAAAGCGGAGCCGAGTGGCTTGCCAAGTTCAACGGCGGAAAAGACAACATCGACGGCGACACCTACGCATGGACATCAATTCCCGATTGGGTGACGGCGAAGCTCAAAGAGTTGGGCTATGACGGCATACACGACACGGGCGGCAAGGGTGGCGGCGACAAGCACTCGGTTTGGATTCCGTTCGAGCAAAATCAAGTCAAGTCCGCGACCGGCAATCGCGGCACGTTCGATCCGAATTCCGACAGCATCCTCAAGCAAGGTCCGAAGGGCGCTTACGATCCGACGACGGGCACGATCGCGCTTCTGAAAAACGCGGACCTGTCGACGTTCATTCACGAGCTTGGGCATCACGGGCTCGAAATGATGGCCGACATCGCCGGGGCGAAGGATGCGCCGGCCGACGTGTCGCACGACTTCGGTACGCTGCTCAAGTGGTTCGGCGTTAGCGATGTCAACGAGTGGAACGGTCTGAGCGTCGATGAAAAACGCTCTTACCACGAGCAATTTGCGGAGGGCTTCGAAAAGTACATCGCCGAGGGCAAGGCGCCGAGCGTCGAGCTGCAATCCGTTTTCTCGAAAATGCGTTCGTGGTTGCTCAACGTCTATCAATCGCTGACGAACATGCGGGTCGAGCTGACGCCGGAAGTGCGCGGCGTCATGGATCGTTTGCTCGCGAGCAAAGAAGCGATCAGCGCGGCCGAATCGGTGCGCGGGTACGAGCCGCTATTCAAGTCGGCGGCCGAGGCCGGCATGACGCCGGAACGCTTCGCCGAGTATCAGGCGACCGGGCGCGAGGCGACGCAAAAGGCGATCGACGAAATGCAGGATCGCAGCGCGCGCGATATGCGTTTCCTGTCGAACGCAAAGAGTCGGGCGCTCCGCGAGGCGCAAGCGACGGCGGAGCGGATGCGCGCGGAAACCCGGATGCAAGTTGCCGGCGAGGTCTGGAAGCAACCGATCTATCAGGCATGGCAATTCCTGACCGGGCACGATGTCGGCCGCGAGCCGGCGGATCGGGCGAAGGCGACGGCGTTCGTTCATCCTGAGCGCGATGACTTGCTTGCCGCGATCGCGAAGCTTGGCGGTTTGCGCAAGGGAGAGGTCGTTTCGGAGTTCGGTCTTGATCCGAAGGAAAAGGTCGACTCCGGTGTATTCGGTAAGCCGGTATTTCGCACCGAGTCGGGCGGGATGTCGATTGACCGGATGGTTGAATCCCTGGCGCAATATGGGTATCTGCACGTCGACGAGCACGGCAAGGCGGACATCGCCGAGTTTGAGGAACGGCTTGGCAATGCGGTGCGCGGCGGCAAAGAAGTCTCCTATGCCTACGATCACGAGGCGGGCGGCGATAAGACGGCGGCGGACTATGCCGGCCGCGACGCTGGCAGGATCGACCGTAATCTCGCCAAGCAAACGGCGAGCCCGGAGGCTGTTGGAAAGCTCGAAACGCTCGGGATGCTGCGCAACGGCGGGATTGACCCGGAGGTTGTCGCGGAGATTCACGGCATTGGCAACGGCAAGGATTTGATCGAGGGGCTTGCGAAGGCGGAGCATCCGCACGACGCAATCGACCGGCTGACGGACGAACGGATGTTGCAACAGCATGGCGAGCTGGCGACGCCCGATGCGGTCGAGCGATATGCCGAGCAAGCGATCCACAACGACGCTCGGGCGCGGTTCATGGCGACCGGGCTCTCGGTGCTCACGAAGTCGCAGGGCACGGCGAAGATGATAAACGATGCAGCAAAGGAGGCCGCCGAGGCCGCTATCGCAGGAAAGAAAGTCTCTGATCTGTCGCCGCAGCAATACCTTGCGGCGGAGGCGCGCTCGAATCGACAAGCGATGCTCCTGGCGGCCCGCGATCCGAATGGGGCGGCGAGTGAGCAACGCGCGGCGCTGCTCAACAACCGGCTATTCAAGGCGGCGAATGAGGCGTTGCAGAACGTCCGCGACGGGCTCGACTACTTCAAGGCGCTCGACAAGGCGACGGTGCGCGCCCGGATTGACGTGGAGTACCGGGATCAAATCGACGCGATGCTCGCGCGCTTCGACTTGCGCAAGTCCGTGTCGGCGGCCGATCGGGCCCGGCTCGGCAATCTGCAAAACTGGATCGAGAGTCTACAGAATCGCGGGTATGAGCCGGCCGTCGCCGAGTACCTTGCGAACGAAGCCTATCGGACGCACTACAAGGACATGACGGTAGAGCAATTCCGTGGACTCGTCGACGCGGTGAAGTCGATCGACTACCTGGGGCGCGAAGTGCTCAAGATTCGGGACGGCGAGAAGTCCGCCGATTTCGATACCGTCGTGCTCGAAGCGCGAGACAAGATGCGCGAGTTGCCGCAGCGCGAGGCGGAGACAAACCGGGGGCTCGATCGCATCGAAGGGAAGTGGCTCAAGGGCAAGGCGGTAGTGCGCTCGGCCGATGCGTCGTTGCTCAAGATGGAACAAATGCTCGACTGGCTCGACGGCCGCAATCCCGACGGCGCGTTTAATCGCATCGTGTTCCGGCGCATCGCCGAGAGCGCGTCGCGCGAAACAACCATGCGCCACAACGTACAGGCGCAGATGCGGGCGCTCGCCGATACGCTGCCGAAGGATTGGGGCAAAGACTTCTCGACGCCGATCGCCGTTCCCGAGCTGTCGGACAATCGTGCGGCCACGAGCGGCGCCCGGCTGACGAAGGCGCAAATAATCTCGCTCGCGCTCAACACGGGCACAGAGTCGAATCTGACGAAGGTTATCAAGGGCGAGGGTTGGGGCGGCGAGCAAATCCGGGCGACGCTCGATCGCAACATGACGGAGCACGATTGGACGTTCGTGCGCGGAGTGTGGGAAATTGTCGGACAGTTCTACCCCGACATCGCGGCAATGGAACGCCGGCTCGGCAACACGGCGCCGGAAAAGATAGCGGGCCGCACCGTGGAAACGAAATACGTCAATTTCCAAGGTGGCTATTATCCGATGGTCTACGATCGCGCCCGCGCCTTCGACGTGGATCAACGCTCCGATCGTTCGGCCGATGCGTTGTTCGAAAATACCTATACCAAGGCGACGACGCCGAAGGGGCACACTATCGCGCGGACGGGCTACGCCGGGCCCGTGCTGTTGTCGCTCGACGTGCTGCCGCGACACTTGGCGCAAGTGACTCACGACTTGGCGATGCGCGAGGCGGTCATTGACGCCGATCGGTTCCTCTCCGACAGCCGTGTGCGCGAGGGGATCGAGGCGGCGCTTGGCGTCGAGTATTACAAGCAGCTCCGCCCGTGGTTGCAATCAATTGCGAACGACAAGGTGTTCAACGACGCCGGGCTCGGCTTTTGGGACAACGCTGCGCATTGGGCTCGGACGACGACAACGATGGTCGGGCTCGGGCTCCGGTTCACGACGATGATGCTTCACGGCGCGTCGGCCGCGAGCAATTCCGTCGGCGAGCTTGGCGTCAAGTGGATGACTTCGGGCGCCAATGCGTTCCTGGGCTCGCCCGCCAAGATGGTCGAGGCTCGCGATTTCATATTCGACCGCTCGCCAGAAATGGCAAACCGAATGCGCGAGTTCGATCGCGACGTTCGCGATGGGCTCCGCGACATCGAGGCGAAGGGACTGAACGGCCCGGTCGGCGCAGTAACGGCCGTGACGCAAGGCGCGCGCCGATTCGCTTACTTCGGTATCTCGATGCTCGATATGGCGTCGGCGCTCCCGACGTGGATGGGCGCGTACAACAAGGCGATGGCGCCCGAGGCGAAGGGCGGCCTCGCGATGTCCGAGTCGGATGCCGTCTACTTCGCCGACAAGTCGGTGCGCAACGCGCACGGCGGCGGCGGGACGAAAGACTTGGCGGCAGCGCAACGCGGCACGGAAACGTGGAAGCTGGCGACGATGTTCTATTCCTTTTGGTCGCACTTCTACAATCGGCAACGCGACACGGGGCGCATGGCAATGGGAATCCCGGCGGACATTTCGGCGGGCGACTATGCCGGCGCGCGGCGCGACTTCGCGATGGTGCTCGCTCGCTCCTGGTGGTACTTCGTGATCCCGGCGTTGTTGCATGGAGCTATCAAGCCTCCGCCTACCGGGCACGACGACGACAAAGAAAACTTCGCGATGTGGACGGCGAAGGAATTGGGGCTCGCGCTCACGTCGGGCGTCCCGATCCTGCGCGACGTGGCGAACGCGATGGCGAACGGTCGCGACTATCAGGCTACGCCGGCCGAGGGGATCGTGCGCAACCTGTTCGCGACGGCCGATGACGTGAAGGCAAAGGTGAAGGGCGAGCCGGTATCGGACAAGTGGCTGCGCCATGCGATTGAAACGTCCGGCTACACGTTCGGGTTGCCGCTCGGGCAACCGGCCGCCTCGGTGCAATTCCTATGGGACACGGGCACGGGTCGGGTGCATCCGACGGACCTTGCCGATTGGTACAAGGGCATCGTCCACGGGGACATGAGACGGTAGGCCGGGGTGTCCATAACTCCGCCCCTTGCGCCGATGATCGAGGCTTGCGCAAGGGGTTCCGGTGAGCGTATCTAGCACAACTCGTGTCGCGGGACCGTTTGTCGGGGATGGCGTTACCGTCATTTTCCCGTTCGCGTTCAAGGCTTTCCAAGCCTCGGATATGCAAGTCGTCAAAACCGACTTGTCGCTCGTCGAGACAATCCAAGTCCTGACGACGAATTACACGGTCGCGCTCAACGCCGATCAAAATGCCTCGCCCGGCGGCTCGATCACGATGCTCGTGGCGCCGCCGACCGGCTTCCTCATTACGATCACGACGGTGCTTCCGGCGCTGCAATCGCTTGCGTTGACGAACAACGGCGGATTCTTCCCGACGGTGCTCAACAACCAATTCGATTATGTGACGATCCTCGTGCAACAGCTCGTCGCGCAGATGGCGCGCGCGGTGCTCGTCAATATCTCGTCGACTCAAACGCCCGCGCAGTTGATCGGCTCGTTGCAGGGGTATGTGACGACGGCGGCGGCGAGCGCGAGTGCTTCGGCGGCAAGCGCGAGCGCGTCGGCGGCAAGCGCGAGCGCGTCGGCCACGAGTGCAACCAATGCCGCAACGAGCGAAACGAACGCGCTCGGGTATATGAACAGCGCTTCGACGCAAGCCGCGAATGCGGCAACGAGCGCGAACAATGCAGCGACAAGCGCCTCGACTATCGGCGCTCTCACGCCTCGCGTCACGTCGGCAAATTGGAACGTCGCGGCGGGGGATTTGGTTTTGTTCTCCGCGAGCGGGCTGACGGCGACGCTGCCAGCGGCGCCCGCCGTGGGCACTCGCGTCGGCGTTTCATGCAACGTCGTCCCGTCGTCGACGACGATCAATCGCAACGGTAGGAACATCATGGGGCTTGGGCAGGATATGACGTTCACAACGCCGAATCTGATGGTTTCTCTCGTCTACATGGACGCCACTAATGGGTGGGTCATCGTATGAGCACTGTCGAGCAATTCGTCGGGCAAAAGCCGAAGATAACTGACATTACGGCCGGCTCTGGCAATTTCACGCCCCTCGCCGCGACGACGCTCCTGATCGTCACGATGATCGGGCCCGGCGGCACGGGCGCCGGCAGTTCGGCGTCGATGGGCGGCGGCGGCGGCGCGGGCGAGTTTATCTATCGCTACGCGTACAAGTGCGTCGGCGGATCGCCGATTGCGTATGTCTGCGGTGCTCCTGGTACGGCGGTGTCGAACGGGACGGGCAACGTCGGCACGGATACCACGTTCGGCACGTTGACGGCGAAGGCGGGCAAGCCCGGCGTCGCACCGACAAACGGCGGCAATGGCGGCGGTCGGCTCGGGCCGGCCGGCGGTGGCGCGAACGTGGCCGGGTTGGCTCCCGTGAACGAAGGCTTGCTATGCGAAAGCGGTGCCAGTGGCGGCGGATCGCAAGCGGCTGGCGGCCCGAGCGAGGTTTTCGCTGGCGGCACGAGCGCGGCGAATCTTGGCGGCGGCGGTGCGGCTTCGCCTTACGGCCCCGGAGCGAATGGGAACAATAGCGCGAACGGACTCGCCGCTGTTTCCACGTCGTACGGCGCGGCCGGCGGCGGCACGGGGTTGACGGGCGGCCCGTGGTCTGGCGGCATCGGTGCCGGCGGTCGCATTCTCATCGAAGAATACGGGAATTGATATGTACCGCGAAATCAGCTCCCGCCACGATTGGACGACGACGATCGTTGGCGTTATCTCAACCTGCGTTATCAACCTCATCGTGTTCGCGTTCGGCTACGGAATTCTGTCGAGTCGCGTGAGTACGCTCGAACAGCTCCGCGCCGAATCGCGCGAGGAATTGCGACAACAGTTGGCCGAAATCAAAACGCACGTCGAACAGATTGACGAACGGTTGCGTCGTCGGGACGAGGCGGCCGGCAACAAATGAAACGAACCGTGTTCGCGCTGCTCTTGGTGGTCGCGGCCCTGGCGCGCGCTGACGAAGCGGCTGACGAGCGGCCCGAGTTCGTTACGGTGACGGTAGAACAGGCTCAGGGAATGCTTAACTTCATGCACTCCATGCGCGACGAGAATGAGGCGTTGCAGAAGCAAATCGAAAAGTTGAAAGAGCGGCTATCCGTTGGATACGGGTGTACCTGATGCTTCGGTGGTTTTTGTTTTTGATCGAATGGTGGTTTTTTCTTCGGCCGGTATCGCTCTCGATCCGGCTCAAACGCGGGAGTAGGAAAATGAACGAAGGCGCAAGTGCTCATTTCGAAGTTGTCGCAACGAACAAGCTCGGTCGTGAAATCAAGGATGCTCGCCCGATCGCGGTGACGCCCGACAATCCCGCGCTGTTCGCGTCGTTCTCGTATGACGCGGCGGCGAACGATATCGCGGTCACTGCCGGCAGCGTCGATGGGACGGCGAATCTCGTCGCCGACGACGGTGTGCTCAAGTCGCCCGCCTTTCCGGTCACGGTCACGCCGGACAACGAAGTTGCTGCGCTGGCGATCCGTCCGAAGGCGTGATCCTCTCGTCAAATCTGGCGGCGTTCCTTCGCGTTATTCGCGAGGGCGAGTCCGATCAAACGGACGCGGCTTTTCGGCGCGTGGTGTACGGCGGGTATTTCGATTCGTTCGCCGATCATCCGCGCATTCACAAGCTCTTGACGCCTCCGCACGAGGCTGTCAACCCGCACGACTATCCGCCGAATAGCACGTCGAGCGCGGCGGGCGCGTTTCAGATTACCGAAACGACGTTCAACGATTGGTGCAAGGCCACGGGCCCGCACGGGTTCACGCCGGACGAACAGGTTGCTTGCGCGGTCTGGCGCCTGGGGCTCGTGCCCGGCGCGCGCGACGCGATCGAGGCCGGCGCCGCCGTGAGTGCTTGCCGGTTGCTGATGAACGTGTGGACATCGTTCGCGCGGATCACGGCGACGCACGCGGAAACAGTGTTCAAGCAGTACGGCGGTAGCGATAACAATGCAGAAGTTGTTTCGCCCGTCCCTGACAACAACGTAAAAGTTGTCCCGGCGCCGGATGTGGCGCCGCAACCGTCGAGGGGTTTCAACATGGGTCTACTTCTGGCATTGCTGCCGAGCGTGCTCAACCTGTTCGCTCCGCTCGCGCAGGAAAAGCTTGGCAAGCTGACCGGGCAACCCGCGTCGGTCGTCGAACCTTTCGTTTCCTCAGTCATGGCAAAGGTGCAGGAGGTCACGGGGCAATCCGATCCGGTGCGGGCGGTGTCCGCGTTGCAGACCGCGCCGCCGGAAAAGCTCGCGGCTGTTGAGCAATCTGCGCTCGATTACATGGACAAGATCGCGCCCATGATCGACAAGATTGCCGAAATGGACAAAGCCCGGTGGGCGGCTGATCTTGCGAGCGCCGATGCCGCTGGCGCGCGCGGGCGGGGCGATAGAGTCGACATCGCGCCTCGCCTCATCAAGCACTCGGATATCGCCTTCCTGGCGGCTCTCATTGCCGTTGGTGTCGGGCTCTCGGTGCAGACCTATTTCTCGGCGACGCATACGCCTGACGGCACGCTGATCGGTCTGCTCACGATCCTCGTCTATGCCGTGTCGCGCGTGTTCGAAACGCCGTTCCGGTATCGCTTCGGCGGGGTGCATGAAAGCGATGCAACCGGAATCGCCGGCTCTGCGATCGCGCGCGCTCAACAATGATTCGGGGGCAGCATGGTCGTGTTTGTGCCGATCGAGGTCAACGGCGTTATCTCGATCGACGAAGCCGCGCTCGCGTACTGCTCGGCCCGAGATATTCTCGCGCGGCTCTCCGAGGCCGGCTTGCTCGAACATCGGGCGGGCGCTCCGCTGCCGCGTGGGATGTTGACGTGTAGCGAGGCAGTCATGCTCTCACTCAATATCGTGTCACTGGCGATCGCTCGCTTTCCGCAACTGGCGTGCGACGAGTTCGCGTCCGGCATCGCTGCCACGGCGCACGCTTCGGGAAGGGTGCAATAATGACGCAACCGAAATTGTCCAGCGAGCTGGCGCAAGAGGCGGTGGACGCCCTAGCGAAGTGCAGCGGGAACGCAAGTCGAGCGGCGCGTTTGCTCAAGATTCCTCGCGGCACGCTTCAAAGCCGCGTCGAGGCTGCGCGCCTCTACGGTATCGCGTCGAACATCGTTCCGCCGAAGCCCGAGGCAAAGCCTGATCCTCTACCGGGGGCCGACGAACAAAAGCTCCGCGACAAGGTGTTCGAGCTACAAACGCAATTGCAGTCGTTCCGCTCGAACGAGCTGACTGATCGGTGGGTTCGCAACAAGATCATCGGGCTCGCGGACGCGATGGTGCAAGTGGCGGTCCCCGAGTGGGCGGTGCGGCCGTTGAAGGGCGCGCACAATCCGGGCGCTCCGTCCGTGCTGTGGTCGGATTGGCACGCGGGCGAAGTGATCGACCCGGATCAAATCAACGGCCGCAATGCGTTCGATATGGGGATTCTGCAATCCCGCGTCCGCACGCTCGTCGATCGCACGATTCACTTGCTGCGGCATGACGTGGTAAATCCGAGCTACCCCGGCATTCTCGTCAACCTGGGCGGCGATATGCTGTCCGGCGACATTCACGACGAGTTGAAGGAAACGAACGCCGAGCCGACGTTGAAGGTTCTGATGACGCTCGTGGGCATTCTCAAGTGGGCGCTCACGACACTCGCCGACGAGTTCGGCAACGTCACAGTCAAATGCGTGTCCGGCAACCACGGGCGCATGACGCAAAAGCCGCGAGCGAAAAATCGCTCGTTCACCAATTTGGATTGGCTGACGTACTCGTTCCTCGCCAAGCTGCTAGAAGGCGACAAGCGGATCACGTTCGACATCCCGACGAGCAACGAGGCGTATTACTCCGTGTTCGGGCATCGCTATTGCCTCGTTCATGGCGACGATTGGCGTGGTGGCGATGGCATGATCGGCCACTTCGGGCCGGTGCTTCGTGGCACGCGGAAAAAGCAAGCGTCGAATTCTCCGATCGGGCTCGGGTTCGACACGTTGATGCACGGTCATTTCCATACCTACTTTCCTACGCAAGCGATCATCGGGAATGGGTCGCTCTGCGGTTACAACGAGTACGCGCGTTTGCTCGGCGCCGGCTTCGAGCCAGCGCAACAAGCGTTGTGGCTGACGCATCCCGAGCACGGGATCACGCGGCAAATGCCGGTGCTTCTCGCGCCGTGGCCGGATCGTAAGCAAAAGGGAGGCGAAGCTTGGGCAGCGTGAGGGAGGGGTTGGTTTATCTGGCGTCGCCGTACTCGCACAAAAACGAGCGTCGGCGGCACGAGCGTTTCATCGCGGCGTGCAAGGCTGCGGCCCGGATGATGTCGGAGGGGTGGCGGGTGTTCTGTCCGATCGCTCACTCGCACAGCATCGGGCTCGTGCTCGGCAAGCCGACGGATCACGAGTTCTGGATGCGTCAGGACATGGCGATCTTGAAGCACGCTTCTTTCCTGACGGTGCTACGCCTCGACGGTTGGGAACGGAGCATCGGCGTCGCGGCGGAAATCGACTTCGCGATGATGAACGCAATCCCGATTGACTTCATCGACGCATGAACATCAGCCTAACTTGGCTGTCCGTCATTTTCCTCGTTGGGATGGCGGCCGGCGCGGCTCTGATGAAAGCGCGCTGCCGTCGCTGGGCGATGGACGAAGGGTGGCCTTTCAAATGAACATCTTGCGCGAGGCTGATGGATTGGTGGGGGGCGATCGCGGCGCCGACTACGGACATCCGCTCGACGACTTCTCGAAGGTTGTCGGGATGGCGATGGCGTTGTGGGGGCGCGGTCCGCAGACGGCGGAGGAACACGGCATCTACATGATGCTCGTAAAGATCGCTCGGCAAGTCAACCGGCCGAAGCGAGACAACATGGTTGACGCTGCGGGCTATGCGGCGACGGTGCAAATGTGTATTGACGAGCGCGCGCGGCGCGCACAACTGAAAGGTGTGGATCATGGCAAAGCTATCGGAACAACTGCGGGCGTTGGGGCAACAGATGATAACGGTGGCGACCGCTCTCGACGACGCGGAGAAAGGGACTACGGGGGCATCGGGCTCGCCGGGGCTGGAATTCGGCGCGAAGGATGACGGTACGCCGTTCACTTCGCAAGCCGAGGCCGATGCGTGGCACGCGGCGGTAGCGGTAAGGGATGCCAACCTTGCCGCGCAACAGGCGCAGATGTCGGCCGAGCACTTGCACGGGCCCGTCGACGTTGCGTCGCTGACGCACGCCGAAATGGCGTTCCTGCTGTACGCCGAGGAAAATTACTCCATGAAATACACGGGGCTGTTCTATGCGGTGCTGAACGGGTCGAAGCGCGACATCGACGCGGCGATCGCCTGGGCGGACGATCATCGCGGACAGGTCCCCGACTCGACGCGGCTCGCCGGCTACGTCGATTCGTTCAGCAAGGGAATGCTGTCGCCGGTCTACCAGTAGGGGGTGCCGTGGGGATCAAAGCCTATTTCGCGAACGTGCTCGTCGGGCTCGACGACTTCGGCAATACCTTGCGCGGCGCTCCGCCGGACATGACGATATCGGCGTCGGCCGGAATCGCCCGGAACGCCGGCAAGCGGTGGGGCTGTTGGCTCTGCGCCGTGCTCGATTGGTTCGATCCGGATCACTGCGACAAGGCGATCCGGAACGATGCGGCTCGGGTCGAGGCGGTCGAGGGTGATCTTGGCTCCGGGTGACGTCCAAAATTCTCGAGCTGTGCCCGGCAGTTTCGAGCTCCGATATTGGACGGCCGGTGCGGTAAGCGCCTGATCCGGCTAGGTTGTCGAGCTAACTCGAAATCTGGTAGACGGCTTATCCCCGTCTCGTGGGTTCGAATCCCACACTCTCCGCCAGCGATAGTGCCCACTAACAGGCGTCCACTATCGGGGGCGCTTGTCCAATATCCGGCGCATCAAGGGCTCGGCGTTCCCGCCCTTGCGGCTGCGCCTGTAGGCGTCCGTCGTGCTCTCGTTGGCATGGCCGAGCAACCCGCGCGCGGCGGCGACATCCGGCAAGTCGCTCGCGGCTTTCGCCCGTAAGTCCCTGATCTGCCAACCAAGGGCGAGCCGGTCGAAGCGTTTGCGCAGCGTGGCGAGCGATGTCCGGCCGCCGTCGGCGCCGAGTATCAGCGGCACGAGCTGTCCGCGCCCCTTCGCCAAACGCTTGAAAACGGTCGCCAGCGGGCCCGCGAGTCTGATCCGTACCGTCGCGCCGGTCTTGCCCTGATCGACGCGGAGGCGCCCATCCTGGGCGTGCGCCGGGCAGATGCGGAGCACGTCGGAGGGGCGTTGCCCGGTGTAGTAGCAAAGCCGCAGGAAATCGGCGAGCACGGGGTCGGCTCGTCCGGCGGCGGCCGACAGCTCCTTGTCCGTGACGTAACGCTTCCGGGTCGCCTTGTGCCCACGGATGCCGGCGCACGGGTTCGGGGCGTTCGTCAGGCGTTTGCCACGGGCGAAGTTGAACACGGCGGAGAGCAAAGCCTTCTCGCGGGTGCCGGCGATCCGGGGGCGGAGGTCGAGGAAATCGCGCACGTCGCCGGGGGCGATGTCGTCGAGGCGCACGTTCCCGAAAACGCGCACGAGCATTGTGAGCTGCCGGCCGTACTCGTCGCGGGTCTTTGGCGCCTTGCGCGGCAGCTCGTCGCGCCGGTACATGGTTGCCGCGTCGGTGAACGTGCCGGTCGGCGCGTCGCCTCGAAGCTCCGCATACTTGCCGAGCCATTCGGCCGGGCCGCCGAGCGCGATGCCGGCGGCGCCGAAGTAGTAGCGGTCGCGCTTGCGGTAAACGCCTTGCGGTAGATCGAAGTCGCGGGTGCGGTGTCGGCCCACGGCCGGCACTCTACGCTTGTTTTCGGATGACGGAAAGGTTGGGCCGGGCGCGTAGAATCACGACATCGGCGCCGCTGTCGAGCCAAGTCAATGCGACGACGGGGAATCCGAGCGCGTTGACGTAGTGCCGGATTCGGCGCGAGCGCAACCAAGCGACTTGCGCCTTGCGGCGCTTCAAGCCGGTGAGTTTGCGCAGCTCGTCGTCAGTGAGGAACATCGCTTTTGCTCGTTTTCTCAACGGCTGCGTGTAGCTTTCGGAGCGCCGCTTGTAGATAAGCTTCGGGCGCAGTTTGCGCGACGAACCACAATCCCTCATCTTCTGCTTGCGCGTTAACAAGATCGAGCAACATCCGCGCGTCCGCTATGCCGCGTTTCGCGCGCCGCAACGCATCGGTCATGCTGTTCCCTTCTTCGCGGCCTCTCGGCGAAGGGCGGCGGTAGCTCTGTTGTCGCGCCATACCCGAAACAGGACCTTGCCTTTGAATACCCCGAAGTCCACCTTATGCACCAGGCCGCAGTCACAGCAGGCTAGGCGATAGCCTTTCATCACTGGGTAAATCAATTCGCCAGGCTCAACCGACTTGTAGACGCGGCTCATCACTCTGGCGCTGCCTTGCGGGCGTCGGCGGCAATAGCCTTGTCCACCTGATAGTCGGCCGGCCAGTTGCGGTAGAAGTGCATGGTGTCGACCATCATCACGCCCTGATTCCGCAGCCACCGATACCGCGCCGCGTCCTGTTCCAATTCCTTCGCGCGGGCCTTTTCCTTGCGCCATAGCTCTAGCGCATCGTCCTTGTCGCGCCGTGCCTGTTCCCATTCGTGCCGCTCAACGCGCAAGTTTTGCAGCCGCTCCAACTCCTCCGCTTGCGCCCGGTTCTCGGCGAGGAGGGAGGCGATGCGGGCAGCGGCTTCG